GCTCAGAGATGTAGATAGAGCTGTGAGGATCGCCGATAAGCTGCTTCACAGCTGCATCATCCGCATAGTTCTTGACTGGGTTATTAATCATAGCGCGAGCCACAATTGCATTAGTCTGGGACAAGTCAATGACTGGACTGAGGCTAGTATCAGTACTTCTAAAGGTGAGAGCAAGAGTGTAAGAACTATTATTAGGAATGTCCTGAAGATAATCAATCTCATTGACGCGGGAAGCCACTAGACGGGGGCTATCAAATAGTGTGACACCGTTGAGAGTGGTGGGTACATAGCCCTCATCCACAAAGGACTCTTCACTACCACCTGCACTGGTGCCTGTGACGGTGCGGATGGTTGGGTCAATTTGAGTAGTAGAACCAGGAGTGAGTAGACCGATGGATGGGAATGTAGAAACGTACTGGAAGTTCTGAGATGCGCGAGCAGAATTACCACCAACTTGCTGATCCTGATTAAAGTTAATTTGCTCAATACCACCTGGGCGCGTAGTTCTATCAAAGGCTAGTGGAAGCTCATTGATTCCTCTCGTATCTCCTAGTAGAGAATTGTTGGGGAGGGGGAGAGTTGTGTTGATTCTACGTAGTGAGACCCCACTAATTTCATACTTATAGATGAGATCCCCCTGATCATGAATATTGATAAGGCTATTGTCTACACCACGGGAAGTAATACCAAGGGTGCCATTACCATTATCAATGTATTCAATAATCTCACCACCAACATAGGCATAACCTGTAGTAGTGGTAATACCTTCAAAGGTAGCAAAGCTACTTGGATCAACTACCGAGATAACATTGGTAGAAGTATCAATGGGGAGTGTGAGGGGAACACCAGGGGTATCTGGAAGAACACCTTGAATCACGCAAATGTTTTCATTAGATTGCATGCCATGAGATGGGAAATCAACGATAAAGATATTCCCATCATTCATGGTGCCATCTACCACTGAACCTGGAATAGCTACAGAAGCTCCAGTGGGATTAGGTTGACCAGTTTGTTGATCAAGGAGCTGAATGTCATCAGTCTCACCCATACTTTCCCCAGTAACATTTGTTAGGAAAAGTGTGTCTGCGGAGCTAATTCCTGTAATAGTAATGACAGTATCTCCACCCGCTCCACCAACATCAGCTGTTACAATACCAACCGTATCCCCGATCTTATAACCTCTACCATTTTGGAAGAGAGTGAGACCAATGATTTCGTTGCCCAGAATATTAATATCAGCACTGGCACCTTCACCAGAGCTATTGATGGAATACAAACCAACGTCAAAATAGTTACCATCAATGAATCCCACACCAGGCTCGGTAGTAGTTGTGGTGGTGATTGAACCTCCAACCGCATCAATATCCCCAATGACTTCAATTACATTGGGCGCACCTGAAGCAGTAGAAACGACTCTTTGACCCACTTGGAAATTAAAGTTGGTGCCGTTATTAATAGGAACACGCAACCTGCGAGGCAATGTTTGAATGGGGTTATTAGTAAGCTGAGTATTCGCTCCTAAAGGTGGATTGGAAAGGTAAACCGTTCCAGCCTCTTCAGTAAAGAGTGCCTTATAAAGAGTAAACTTAAGATCCTCAAACTGGCTAGGAGTCCATACAGAACCGTTCTGGGACTTAAAGAGGGAGCCATTCAAGTATTGCTGACCGATAACAGCTGCACCTTCAGGATCGGCGGTTACATTCTCTTCACCCATTCTAGCAATCCAAGCGGTGTAATCGTTGGTAGTAGGAGCCAAGAGAACAATTGCATAAGTAATATCTGGCTCTAGGTAGAGTGGGGATGGGAATAGAACGCGAGTAGGAACTGACGCATCATCTGAAATTTCAACCTGATCAGGGGAGAGGACCACCTGGGCAAAATCTTGGACTAGCTGTTCTGTAGGAATTGCCAATTCTGTTGGACGCACCTGCACAGTTAAAGTATCCGTCTCAGATTTAGACGCAAAGAAGAGATCCACACCTGTGAGGAAAGCACCTGTACCATCACAACGGAAAGTCTGGGCTAAGGGGTCAACAGGAATGAAGATGGGTACTGGTCTAGGAACAGGACGGGGAATAATTCTAGGTGGAGTGCGCACAGTAATAGTGCGGTCAATGACAGTTGTTCTTTCAATAGTAACTGTATTATCAATAATGATAGGAGGGGGTGGAGGGGGAAGCTCACGAATTACCACACGATCAACCACGCGGTTCTGTACTGTACCACCCGATGTGAATGTGGTATCAGAGAAACTAATAATAGTATCACCTAGAACAGGAGTTTCATTAGTGGGGCTCGATGTTAGGCGGAAAGTTCTAGCACCAGTTCTAAGGCGGAACGCGGGAGCAGGAACTGCATAAGGATCACGGAAGAAGAACGCACCAGCAACCTCACCAAAACCATCAGTAACTAGGCGGATTTGACTTACATCAGCAACCGCACCAGAGCTCTCACCAACCAGACGTGTGCCTTGAGCAATTAGACCACCGAAACGATCATCAGTGATGTCCGCTAGGGAATCTAGGTCAACGTTAAGGAGAGTAGAAGAAGCGGAATAAGAAGCAGGAACAAGCTCATCTCTATTGTAGGGATTAGTTGTGTAAGTTCTAGTGGGGTTATTAAATGGACCGCTCTTCTGGTTAGTTACGGCAGCACGGCATGAGAAAATTGGCGCAGTGCCATTAAAACCACGTACCGTTTCACCAGCCTGGAAAGTACCAGTGCGCATGGTGATCTCAATGAGCTTAGGAATAATATCAATACCAGTTGCACCCTCAAAGTAAGGATAGAAACGAGTATGAGGACGTAGAGCAGCTGCAGTGAATGCAATATTACGTTCACGCATAAACTGAGCAACTTCAATTCCTTCTACAAAGGTGCGATTGAATTCATCAACAGGCTCACCAAAAGTATCAATGCGTCTGCCGTCAATATCTCTGGTGACAATGAAATCATCAGAAGCTGGGTTGAGTACGATCCCACCGTTGTAAAGAACCACATTGAAGGGGTTGACATTCTCAACACGAGATGCTAGAGGCTGCTTGAGCCACTCACTATCTTGGAAGTCTAGAGTAACTAGATCACCCGTCTTTTTAGTATTGGGATCGATAAGAGGGAGATCAGTTCCTAAGCCCACGCCATTGGGGTTAATACCTGCCTGGAGCTGAGGGCGAAGAGGAATAGTAGCAAACTCAGTTAGTGGAATGAGTGTGCCTGGATTAGGCGCAACATCACACTTAGTCTCTGGATTATCGTAGTTAATGAACTCGGTGTTCTTGAAATCATCAGCAAAGAAGCCACTCTTGAAACGGCTATTCCCATCTGCATCTAGAACCTGGAGCGAATCTGTTTGTCTCTCTAGGAGAGATAGCGAAGTGATCTCTTCGAGATTCTCCACACGATCTTCTAACGCACCGATGTCACGCATCGTATAACGACGGTTATCTACAATAGCGATTTGTGCATCGTCTACATTGTAGAGATATGGAGGATAAGTAATCTGGGCAATCTCCATTGCCGCTTCTGCTTCAGCAGGGAGCTGAGGTTCCGTAGAGGGAATACCTTGAACCAACTTAAATTCCCCAATACTGTCTAGAGTGAGACGATCCTTTCTACCAAGATAGAAGTCATAACCCAATACAGTACTCTCATTAGGTGCAGGTACTAGCGGAATAGTAGAACCAACATTTCCAAAGTCTCTGGAATTATAGTCAAATGGGGAAGCCGTGATAGAGAGGAACTCACTTACACGAGGACGGAAATCGAGAGTGTCAGACGCACGAATTGTCCCATTCGCTAAGAGAGGAATACCAGTGGCGAATACTTCAGGCTGATAAGAGTTTACCGTATAGAAGTCTCCTTTGTCACCAGCAGGAACAGCAAAGCGATCAAAAATAATTAGTAGACGTTTGTTAGGGGGAGCTACGTTGCGCTTACGCACAATACGAGAATAATCATAGAACTGCTCACGTTGACCTTTATCTAAGGTAAACTGTGTAGTAAGGTCAATAAAGTTACCAGGAAGAATACTCTGAAGAGGAGTAATAATATCAGACTCAATGAACCTAATGTTTTCACCTGGAGTGAAACGTGCTTGACTCAAATAAACAATGCGGCACGTAGATTGAGTTGGTGTGCTTACGAGACGCGCAATAGCATTAGAGGTTTCACCGACTAAATCTTCACCTTGAACGGTAGCCGTATCTAACTGCAGACCACCTGCAAAATTAAGAACATCAAGCTGAGGATCATTGGCATCGATGGATTCATAGACAGCAAGAACCTTCTCAACGTCAGGGAAGTTGAGAGAGATCTCTTCATCATCTACTCTTAAGCCATAGTATTCGTTTTCGCGTACGCCATTGGTAATCGTAGCAATACCAATAGAAATCTTGTCAACAAGCTCCTCTTGGCTCTTAAGAAGAATCTTAGTCTTAGACTTAATGCCACTCTTCACTGCGGTGGCGTTAATAGTAATATTGGTAGTCTGGCTTGGTATTAGATCGGTAATACGGAATTCTAACCCACCATTGAGAAGGCTAAATTGATCGCTTCTAATTTGAGCAACTGAACCGTCTGCATAATGGACACTATAGCGCTCCTGATCAAATGCGACGAACAAAGAATCGTCTACATTGAGAGCGGAAGTATTGACTGTGAGGGTGCCTGCAATATCGGTAGACTGGTTAGTAATCTGTGAGGAGAAGAGAACATCACTAGAAGCGAGGTTGACCTTGCTGAGGTTGGTCTCTTCCATTACAACGTAAAGGAAGGAATTCTCCTGGTTCTCAATTACACTATCAGCAATACGAATCCCTGTTTGAATATCAGTAGCAGGAAGACTACCTACAGCTACACCAGAAACAGTTGCTTCCGCCACTACCACCATAGAGGTTTCGGTAGCATCGATCGAATCTACTCGGTTGTAAGTTAGAAGAGTGTCACCAGGCTTTTGATAAGCAATGATTTGATTTACTTTAAATTGCCCAAAAGTTTTACCTGGACAAGTGATGACACCACCAGAAGTGATGGTGACGAGATCACTGGGTACAAAGGTAGTGGGGATACGGCTAAAGAGGGCAGTATCACAGGTAAACTGATTTTGGAGATTGGGATCAAGTAGAGGTGAGTCTTGGAAGATCGACTTTACATCACTTGGCTTATACGCGGTAACTGCCGTAATGGTGTAACTATCAACGGTTTGACCATTGACTGAAATAGACTCTCCGCGAGCAAACTCACCATCCACTTCAGTGAGAACAAGGGAACTCCCTCCCACGCTCTTCACAAAACCACTAGAACCAGAACTTAGACCACGGATTCTAAAGTTAGCTTGAATATTAGAAGCAGGAACGTTTAGTGTAAGTTCAGTGAAAAGCTGGAGATCAAAAAGGTAGAGATTCCAAGGGGTTTCAGGACCAGTTTGAGGGGCATCTACAAGACTAAAATTGTATGGGCGTGCTTCACCGATCTGTACAGCGCCGCCAGGAATAGCACCACCTGCATCTACACGACGATTGTATAGTTCAACAATATTATCGTTGATATCTAAACCAATTACAGGAGTACCAATAATGTTATCAACCACATACTGACTGCCCATTTCAAATGGAACAGAAGAAGTAGGGACACTCTGTGTAGTGCGTGGTTTGGGGGCATCAATATTTACAGTGCCAGAAACGGGAATATCATAACCACGCACATAAGCCTTACCACGAGAGACCTTAAGGACAGCAAGATCATCACTGGGAGTGGCACCTTGCTCAGTTTTCTGGTCAGGTTGGTAAATACCCCCATTACCCAAACCATCATTGAGCGAATTGTCAATAGTTACACCGAGACCTTCTACAACATAGTCTCCCGACTCTTCATAAGTTCTCTTCGCGAGATAATCTTTGATGATGTTGTAATCACTATCTTCGGTGAGTTTTTTAATTTCACCAGCTTCAATCTTTAGTAGCTCAACAAAGTTAGTGTCGTTGAAGTCATCAGCTGGTTTCTTAGTTAATGTAGCAGTAATTTTAAAGCGATCCGCACCAGGAGCAGAGAAGTTATTAAACCCCTTGGCATTATCGTAAAGGCTGTCATCTTGACCAGCTGTTACGATGGTCTCACTAATTTGAAGACCAACACGAGCAGAAGGGGTATTGCTATAAGGATCTAGGACAACGGTAGAATCTTTAACTTGAACAAAAGTCCCTCGAATGAAGTAAATACCTTCTCCCAAATTGGCTGCCGAACCAACAAAAGTTGAATTGATAGACACTGTGGTGGCAAAGATGCTACCAGCAGTAATACTTGTGTTTCCATATACTACGACCTCCTCATTGATTAATGCTTCATTATCAATAAACTTAGCTGCCTCACTATTTTCTCCACTGTCGGTGTAGGAGACAAAAATAGTTGGATTAGACACACCCTCATTTGGGGGGAGTACGTAGTTTACAACTTTAGCCTTTACACCTGAAATTTCACCACGGATGGTGACGCCAACTAATTGATCTAGATACAACGAAATGTCAATCCCCCCTTGCTGGGGATTGAGAACTACTGAGTCATACTTTGCATTGTAGGTGAGGTTTCCAGGAATAACCATGGAACCTTCTTTAAAGAAATGCTCACCAAAGTTGCTGATTTGATTCTGCAGAATGGACTGAAGTACATTCAATTCTCTAGCTTGGACAGGGAAGCCAGGCTTGAAGAGAACTTTATAATAGTCCTTATCCGCGTCAAAGTCGTCAAAGTAGGGACTAGTATCTAGATTAAACTGAGACATTGTTTAGAATTCCAAGATGATTTTAACGTCTTCTTTTTGGCGTGGATTACGGGGGATCACTGGTCTGTTATCGAGATATAAGATCTCTCCGCTAGGTTTATTTATCTCGCTTGGAGCAACGCCATTTGTGAATTCTACGCCCAATTCAAGAGTGCTACCCCCAACCACGACGGTCGAGCCATTGAATGTAGTATCAACCGATGCTGCAAAACCATTATCAGCAATTACTGGGTTGAGATTAGATTCAAAGGGAAGTTTATTGCCCTCAGTGGAAATACCAAGGTAATCTTGGTTGTTGAAAGTAATTGGGTTGTAATAGAGGGAACGATCTTGGATGTACTTGAGAACTTGTGTTTCTTCATTGAAAGAAACAACATAACCTTTTGCCACACCTTCACTAGTAGTTTGGGTAATAACATCACCAACTTCTACGCTTCCGTTAAAGGAGAGAATCTTGAGAGACTCTGCAGCAGTGTAAGAATTCTGCGTGAAAATTTGGTCAGAGCCCGTAATGGTTGGGTTGCGTAGAAGACCGATTTGTGCAAACTTAGTGTCAATTGGGAAGTCTTGAGTGGAATCATCAAAACGTGCATAGAGAAGAACACGATCAGTTCCTAGCTCTTGGTAGATGTCATAGCCATGACCTAAGGAAGGAGGAACGATAACATCGAGCTTAGCTGCTTCACTAGCACTTTGGTTAATTGACCCAAGGTCCACCAGACCCCACGTATAGCCCTTTCCACCCTTAGCAACTAGTGCGTTGGTGATTGTGCCTGAACTTACATCAATGACGGCTCTGGCGCCCTCTCCATCGCCAAGGATAGGCAGTTCCTGACCAACACCACCTGCATAACCAGCGCCTGGCTTATCAATGTAGATAGTCTTGAGCTGAGAATCATTAATGGGAGAATCGCCACTTTCACGCACTGCTGCAATTTGTGGAGCGTCTGTTGTAAGCCAGTCATTAGGAACGGTAATAAAGTCTGTAGAGTCAAACTTAATAACGTCAGCGGGGCTTACGGTGAAGAGATACTTCCAAACATAACCATCGCCACTGGAGCCGGCTGCTGAAGGCTCAGTGTCAACAAAGTTGGGCTCGTCTTCGGAGGCATTGCCTTTGGGGTTAGCTCCACTAGAACCGTTGCTCAAACAAACATAGACTTTAAACTCGCTGTTTACAACGTAGTAGTTGCAGTCATAAAGGCGAGTAGAACCTGTAATAGGAGAGACGTTGAATACACTGTAGTCGTCTCTATACTGCTCATAACGGGTACCTTTCACCCAGTCGATACGACGAATTACACGGCGAATATTGCCTGGTGTAATGCGACGACCATACATCATCCAGTCATAGCAACTTCTGGTATAAGAGAAGTTGTCAATAGGAGATGGAGGATCTTGATTCCAGTCCAGTGAACGACCATATTCGGGACCGACTGGGTTAGGTAAACCTACGAAAATATAGTAGGCATTGTCGGGGTCGTTAACAGATTCGACGAAATTATCAGCATTAAATAGCCTAAAATCATCCGTAATTAGAGCAGCCATTGTATAAAGTCAGAGTACGCAAAAAATACTTTGGTACTCTTATTTATACCCTTTTGGCAAGACCCCCCTCATTACGAAGTCCTTCTGTGGTTCTGACCACCGTAGGATACTCTGCCATGTCATTGCTGTATGTAGAACCATCCACATCAAAGACTAGACGATCATCATCCTCTCTTTCCACTGTTAGGCGTCCCCAACTGAAGTATCCTAGATTTTCTCCAGAGACAGTTCCTGGAAGAGGAGAGGAGGTTACGCGAGTATCAAAGCGACCACGGTTACCCAAGAAGCTAACGTTGGTAATCTCATAAACACAATCAAGGAACTCAGTGCCAATGCCAATCGGAAGACCACCTGCGATGGGGAGAGCGCTAACTCCAGAATTGGGATTGCCAAGGAAGGTTCCGCTGATAACAACTGAATCACCATTCCCAAGAGAAGGAAGATTGGCACTAGGATCAGTAACTTCGATGAAGAAGCGAATCCCATTAAATCCTGAGGTGATGTTAGACATACCAGTGATGATACCCGCAAATCCTTCAACAGCTACCACACGCTTAAAGCTTTCCTTTGCCAAAGGTGGACCATTGACGATAACGGGGGGTGGATTGGCTGGATCATAGCCTGAGCCATAATCACCAGGGATGAGGAAGATATTACTAATCTCACCTGTGGTGGGATTGATTAGAGTACTAGTAACCTCAGCTCTGACCCCCTCAGCAGGAGCGCCAATCTTGACCTCAGTTCCCGCCTGAGGATATCCAAAACCACTATTCACAATGTCGATACCAGTTACTTCACCCTGACCATTGACTACGGCTTCTAGTTCAGCCTCTTCAAAATCGGAGTAGTAAACGGGAGCAAATGGGTTAGTAAAACCAGGGATCTTGGATTCATATGCGCGGGCGCGTATGTTGTTTTGAACAACACCAAAGCTGCTTTCATAATCAAAGAGCTGCGCGGTATCCATACGGATAAAGGTATCAAGAAGTCCAACAGAGCGAATAATGTGAGCTTCAGGAATGATGATGGGTTCGAGGATATCTCTATCCTTAAAGACGGGCTCACCATAGATAATCTTATCGCGCTTCTGCTTATCCCATGCGACTGGGCGTGGATTGATAGTATCTAGATCATTATTACCAACATACACATTTGTTCTTACAGTATCAGAGGCTGCAATTTCAGTTACAGTACGTAGGTTTTGAGTCTTAGATGGATCAATAGCATCATTCTTGCGAATCTGGAGAACGTCTCCAGGCTTGATGGATTCATCAACATCGATCACATCATTTGCATCAACGCCACGCTTACCTAAGTAGAAGTAGCAGTCAATCTTATCTTCTTTGAGTGGGGGGCTAGTGAATTCAAAAGCAGTACCACCCTCGAAGGTATAGTTCAAACCAGGCTCTTGGAGAACCGTATTAACAAAGATGAGAAGCAATGCGGGCATGTCGATTGCAGCAGAATCTTCATCATTAGGATCCTTCTCGAATGACAAGGTTTCACCCTTATAAACGATGGGGAATCTTGTGCGAGTACCGTCCTGGAGAGGAGCGATACTATCAAGATAATCAAGCTGACCGAAGTTCCATGCCGCGAAGTTGTCATCAAAGATCTTAACGACAGTGAGTTCAAACTGTTCGATTGGTTGAGCAAGTCCCTTGGCAGTCACGAGACCAACGGGGGTGATAACATCCCCTTCCTCGAAGGCATAGCCTTGGTTGGTGATGGTCCAATTCTTAACTTCAAAGTACTCACTTCTGCCAATAGCAGTGGTGTTAGCAGCACCCACTTCGCAAGTAACAAAGAGGTTCCTACCAACCTCGGTACCAAAACCAGTGGTTCTACGGAAGACCCCTGTTACAGGAAGGTTCGCGTAGACGGGTGAAGGTGCAGTAAGAATGGGATTGACATAGCTTGTACCACCACCAACGATCTGGAAGCTTAGTTCACCACCATCACCAGGAATACCAATGATAGAAGCAGCTGTTCCTACATGACCTTCCTCATAGACGTTGATGGGAACAACGTGGTTGTAGCCCGAGCCCACATCATTGAGAGTATACTGACCAACTGTACCTCCACCACTGTAGATGTGAACAATAGTGGAAACACCAGCCTGAATAATGTATGTAGCTGCATCCAACTGCGTTACAACAGGAAGATAATCTGTAGTGTCTGGGAAGATGCTAGTTGTAATACCAGAGCCTGGAGGGCAAGTAAAGCCGAGACCAGCGATATAGATGAACTCAGGTGCAACGCCAGGAGCAGGACCAATATCAATGGTGCCATACTTCTGTACAGTACCACCCGAAACATACGTGTGAACACGGCTGTTAGCGCCCACATCAATAGTAAATGCTCTTGGACCAGTTACACTGGAAACAACAAAGGTATCGTTCTTATCGGGATAGAACTTGTTCTGGGGTAGGTTGGGGAAGATCTCGCATTGGAAAATCAAATCACTAAGTACCACAATACTTCCAGCCTCAATCCCCAGTGAATCAAGCGTAGCTTGTGTTTCAACCAGTAGGATACCTGCCTCGTTAAAGTATGTCGCGTCAGTAACAGGAGTGCTACCAAACGGATCGGGCGCACCTGCAATTGTAAGAGTAACTTCTCCAGTTAGATTGTTATAGTCCGCATAACGCACCTCAGTGGTAACTCCAATAATATTAGAAGTTTCAATACCTGTAATGACCCCATTAGTGATGACGGGGGTAATGATGGCAGGATAGAGGGGAGCATAACCTAGACCAGGAGTAGAACCGAGTGAAACGATGAGTCCACCACGGGGAATCTGGTTCTGGTTGATATCAAACTCAGATTCGACTCTTTGACCATTTGCACTAGTAATACCAGTGAAAGTTACGGAGTTAATACCTGAATTAATATCATAGGTGTAGAAGTAGTCATTGCCCTGGTTGTTGTCCGTAGAGGGAGTTTGATAGATGTCATTGATAAGAAGTAAACCACTACCATTCTCAACTTCACCAAAGCTCTTACCGAAACCAACAGTAGAACCCAGAGAGGTGAGAGTAAAGGTATCGATAATACCATTGAACTGGGCACTAATATCATCATAAACATCAATGATGTCATACTCCTTCTGGAGGAATACACGACCCTGGAAGGTGGAGTTAATTTCAACTAGGTTGCTCTGGTTGATAGCAAACTCACCACGACCCGAGGGAGCCTCAGTGAAGATGATATCACTATCTACTAGGTTGTAAGAACCACGATAGAGGCTTAGACCCGCACCCACGGTATGTGAGGTGGAAATACTACCTAAGGCGCCACGCTCACATTCGATAAGGGGGAGAGTGCCAACATTGGTAATAGGACCATTAATATCAGTACCAAAGCCCACGTTCTTGATAATGACATACTCATCATTGCTGCGAAGGATGTCACCTGCGCGAATAGTACCAATACCCGTAAGCTCTAAGAATTCTTGAGTGAAATCAACATTATCGGCGAGGGTGTAGTTAATATTGGCATATGCAATAGGAGACTGAAGGACACCATCAATAGTGAACACAGACTTTTGGAGCTTTTTGCGCATACCCAATACATGAGCATTACCTACACCAAAATCAGTCATGACGATGGGCTGAAGGGCTTCAGCATCAGCTTGCGTAGCTGCTACCTGGAAGCGGTTTAGATCGAGTTTGATTGCCCATACGCGGTCAGGCATCTCAACCACAGTGTCGCCCTTGTAATCGACTACAGGCTCAATAGAGATGCGTGCCACAGGAGCTCCTGGAACAGAGCTACCAAACTCGTAGTACAACTCTTCAGCAGTACTAAAGAAGTGATCATTGATATTGAAGACTGTGTTTGGATCAGCGGGAATTCCTGTACGGCTGCTAATTACCTGATCAGGCTCAAATACCTTTTCATAGATAGGTACACCCTCATACTGCACAGGGAAACGAGTGACGTTAGTTCTGTTGCCCTGAGGGGCGATATAACGTTCTAGGAAGTAAGTTTCTTCTGTCTCTGCATAAACTAGAGGAATATCACGGTAATTGATTTCATCATACTCTCTATAGAAGATCTCATGGTAAGCATTGAGATCAATCTGCCCTGGAATGGTGGGATCAGGATAGAACTCAAGAATCCAATCAGTACCACTAATTTGAGCACCAAAAGTACCAATACCTAGACCTGTCAAGTTATCACCTTCTGTAATGAAGGGATATGCGTTGGTATAAGTGCGGTCATCAGAGTTAACAAACATAACCTGATAGATGGCACCAAAATCTACCCCTTCAATGTATACTACCGTTCTCACACCTTGGAATAGATCTTTATCCAAAGTAGCAATAGTAATAGGTCCAGCATTGGTGCCAGTAGACGTTGTATTTTGAAGATTGATACTTCTCTCTTCACCAGGCTGTAGAGAAGGTCTAATAAAGCGATAGGGATTAACGTTGCCTGAAGGTTCAGGGGAAGGTCTGTACTCTAGAGAACGAGTACTAATTCTTACCTGTTGTCCATTAGCTGGAGTTGCATCCACTTCAATACGAGCACCTGCTCGGCGTGCCTCAAATTCAACTATAGGATCATTATTAAAGTTGTCCTGGGGATTACCATTGAAACCGTAAGTGGCACTGTAAGTATCGTTCCCAATACGGAAAGCATAGACTTCATAATAGTTGGGAGTGCCATCTAGTTGAGTTACCTCAACATAGAGAACTACACCAGTACTACCGTTAGAACCAGTTTGATAAATGGGAGTAGTAGTGGTAATGTTGGTTGTAATACCAGCAAGAGTGATGTTACCAATATTTTGCTCGGGAGGAGTACCAACAAAGGTAAACTCATTAGTGAGCATCTTAAGGTCAAGGTCGAAATCTTCGGTATTGAAGGGAGTGTATCGATAGGTGTACTCCGAGCTCTGAAGAGCAAATGCATTGAGATCACCATAGCCTGCCCCATTATCAGCCACACTAGCCTTTTGAAGACTGTATGCATTATTATTAAAGGTAAGACCAACTACTTCAGTAAGTTGAGCTTGATCAGTAAAGGGGTTGCGTGCTAGAAGAACTGCGCGAGTGTAAGAGCTATTGATGATATTAAAATCAACATAAGAGCTGTTGGAAGGACCTTCCTGACGAATGTTATCCTGGTCAATAAACTGGTTGCTAACATCATCTACCATTAGAACGCGGTTGGTGCGCACTTCAATGTAATCAGTTAGACGCTTGTTAGGAGTCTTACTGTTGAAGCGAATGGCAGTAGAGCGATTGTTAAAAATATCATTATCATATCCCAGATCGAAGTTGTTGATACGATCCACACGGAGAGGTGTTTCCGAAACATCAGTTAGACCGATGATATCGATAACAATGTTATCAGTAGCAGTCGAACCCACTCCCACTCTCGCTACAGACTGAATATTGGTATCAGCAAAGTTCTTGAGACCAGAGGGGTGGACTAGACGGTTGACAGGACCAATCCACTCCTCAAACACCTGCTCACTCTTAATGGAGTAAGAAAGGTTCTGGAAATAGTCATTGTTAGGTGTTACCTGAAGTTCATCATTGAGGAAGCCGATGTTATCTGCCCAACCAGTATCAATGCGAGAGGTGGAAGAGACTTCGTAGCGACACTCATTGGTATCAATAGAGGTTACAGTAATGATAACACCACTGACATTACCCTTGAGTCTGTCCCCTGGAAGAATAGTGTAAGTTCCACCAATTTTGAAGAAGTTGGTGTTACTTTCTTCTACAACTAGATCGGTTTCAATTAGGGCACCTTGCTCATCAAAAACGGAAATTCTTTCACCTTCAATAAAGATAGCAGGTGCTTGGGTTACATTAAAGACTGGATAAATCTTCTTATTGACAATAGAGGAGAATGCGCCCTGGAAGGTTCTAGCAACACCAATGTTGCCAATTGCCTCGGGAGGATACTGGACGGCTACTTCAATTCGAGCAGTAGTTTGAACACCCACAACCTCAAAGAAGGTATAGCCATATTCATCAGAATTGAGATTAAGGGCTCCAGGGAAGTTCTCTGCAGGAATAACGTTTTCCACAAAGACTCGATCACCCACCTCAAAAGGTAGAGTGGAGTATCCCTGAATGGGAGTTTGCATTTTAAAAGTTACAATCCCTACAGTATTATCAATTTCCACAACTTCACCAATGGGAATACCATTGCTGTTGTTGATAGTATAGAGCTCATGGGGGTTCTTAGAAAGACCTGTAG